TGTTATCTATAAATCAAGTATTATTAATTAGCCACTTACTAATAATCGAGGATGTCTGAGAAACCCGTATACGAAAAACTAGAAACTGAAACACCAAAAGCTTATGAAGCATTTTGCGCTTATCGTGATATGGGTTCATCGCGATCGCTTCATAGGGTAAGGGACGAAGAGGGCAAATCTCATGGTACTTTAGAGAAATGGTGTAGAGATCACAATTGGGTCAAAAGAGTTGAGGCTTACGACATAGACCAAGAAGCGATCGCTAGACAAATTTTAGAGGAAGAAAATAGAGAAGCTTACAGAGAAAAGTTGAGAAAGTATCGCCAAGAAAATGAAGAAATTGGCAATGCACTTCGAGCAACTGCTGTAATTGTGTTAAAGAAATTCAGAACATTTGCTAATGATTTAGATCCTAAAGATATCAAGCCTAGCAATTCGGCTAATATTGTTAGAGCAATAGATACTTGTTTAACACAAGGCGATCGCTTGTTATCTGATTCTTTGGCAATAGAAAAACTATTACAACAGATGAGTTCTGATGAGGAAGATTAGAGGCAAAGATATTATTCTTCAGGATATATATGCCGAAAATCCTTTGGTAGATTATCATTCGCAAAAGTCAGATAAGCGATCGCATAAAGCCAAGCGAAGTATTCAGGATGAATTTATTGAACAGTTGTGGAAACCGCAAAAAGGATTCCAGCAAAAAGTTTATGAGTCAGAAGCGGATGAACTTTTAGTGGGTGGCGCGGCTGGACCGGGGAAGACGGCAGTTTTATTGATTGTGGCAACGCGATCGCATAGGAACTCGATTATTTTTAGACGGGAATATTCTCGACTCAAGGACGTAATTGAGAAAAGTCGCAGATTATTAAATTCTACTAGCGGTAGATACAACAGCACAGATAAAATTTGGCGACTTCCTGGCGGGAGAACATTAGAATTTGGTGCGGTTCAATATGAAGATGACAAAGAAAACTATCGAGGTCGAGAGCATGATTTAAAAGGTTTTGATGAATTGACAGAATTTAGTCAGACTCAGTACGAATTTATTATCACCTGGAATCGTTCATCCGAACCTACTCAACGCTGTCGGATTATATCTACCTGTAACCCTCCATCTTCAACTGAGGGAGCGTGGATTATTGATTATTGGAGTCCTTGGTTAAAAGAGGATTATTCAGGCGATCGCGCATTACCCGGCGAACTAAGATGGTTCGCAACCTTAGATGGTGAATCTGTAGAAGTTCCCAATGGTGAAGCGTTTGAACATACCAATCAGGACGGAATAACAGAAACTATTATTCCTCGCTCTCGCTCATTTATCCCTGGTTCATTGGATGAAAACATCTACTTGCGAGATACCAATTATCGAGGGATGCTACAGCGATTACCTGAACCACTGCGATCGCAACTCTTGTACGGTTCATTCAAAACTGTTGCTAAGAAAGATGACCCTTGGCAGATTATTCCAACTGAATGGTACGACGCTGCTGTAGCGAGATGGAAAGAAGCTGCACCAGCCCCACAATCACATTTAGGAGTTGATGTGGCCAGGGGCGGAGATTGTTCAAGTGTAATTGCCGTAAGACATCATCATTGGCTTGCACCATTAATAGAAATTCCTGGGAAGGATACACCTGATGGTGATTCTTTAGCTATGGAAATAATCAAGGTGATGCGATCGCAGAAAACAGAAATTAGGATTGACGTGGTAGGAGTCGGTAGTTCTCCTTACGATTCTTTGAGAAGATTAAATGTTGAGCCAATTCCTATTAATGGCGGTGCTTCTGTTAAGGACGAAGACGGCAATCCCAAGAAAGATAGAAGTGGCGTTTTGCAGTTTTACAACCTGCGATCATATCTCTATTGGAATATGAGAGAAATTCTTGACCCCAAAAATAAAATGAATATCGCTTTACCGCCTGACTCCAGATTAAAAGTAGAGTTGTTAGCACCGCGTTGGTCAGTCACAAAAGGTAGGACTGAATTTGGGGAAATCAGAGTCGAAAGTAAAGATGATATTGTTAAGAGAATCGGGCGATCGCCTGATAAAGCAGATGCCACGGTTTACGCATTTGGGGAGATAGAAAATGAATTGTCTTATGAGTGGATGCGGGAGATTTGATTACCAATCACATGACATCCTCTGTTATTCCTAACTGTTATTCCTAACAAGATATTTATATATTTCTCCTACTTGCCAATCACATGACATCCTCTGTTATTCCTAACTTTGTCACAAAATAATTTTTGTCTTAAAACTATTATTACTTGCCAATCACATGACATCCTCTGTTATTCCTAACGTCTGTCATAGCAGCAATTAATCTTTTTATTCAACTTGCCAATCACATGACATCCTCTGTTATTCCTAACTCCTTCCTCGTAATGCAGTCTGTTATATTTACGACTTGCCAATCACATGACATCCTCTGTTATTCCTAACATTATGCGGCGCTCAAATCCACATTTACTATCAACTTGCCAATCACATGACATCCTCTGTTATTCCTAACCTTGGCGGTCAGGGGCTTCGAGTTCAAAGATTAAAACTTGCCAATCACATGACATCCTCTGTTATTCCTAACCCCTGTCACCAGAGAGTAAGCTGTGTATGGTTTTGAGAGGCACTTTCCGAAGGTCGCTGTTTTTTTGGCATTTTCTTTTTATTTTTGGCTGTTGGATTGGCTGAAATTGAGTCATGGCAAGCAACCGAAGTTCCCAGAAATAATGAAGGATGATATGTGATTGGATCACCATATTCAGGTGATGGTGCTATTTCCGATCGCTCGGTCTTAGCTTCCTGATGACATTCCGTACTGGAATCAGAGTCAGGCTTTCGGGTTTCCCCATGTTCCCACGCCCAAGCGCGGTACACTGTTTTAAATTCTTTCTGCCCTTTAATCAAGATGTTTTTCGCTGCATTAGAATCGCGCCCATCTTCATAGCCACATTCTGTACAGCGATGGGTTCTTTGACTCAAGGCTTTTTTAATTTTAGCACCACAATTTGAACAGTCAACTGTAGTGTAATGAGCCGCAACTTTTACAAACTCTCTGTCAGTATCCTTGCACTTTGTTTCAATTTTACTAATCAAATCTCCCAAGGCAGCATCAGCAAAACTTTTATTTAATCCTGCTTTACGTTTTGCCCCATTCTGTTCATAGCCTTTACCATCCTCACGCTTTTTAGCTTTTGGCTTGCGACTAAGATTTTGTATTTTTAAATCTTCCATCACAATACCGGAATATTCCCGTACTACTTTAGTAGATAGCTTATGATTAAAAGCGTTACGACTGCGACGGATTTTTTCATGATGCAATGCAATCTTTTGATAAGTTTTCTTCTGGTTACATCCTCCTTTCTGTTGTCTGGATGCTTTACGCTGTAATCGTCTTAACTTAGTTTGTTGTTTCCTAAATAGTTTTGGTGGTGCAACTTCTCTACCTTGATCTGTCGTTATAACTGATAATAAGCCTGGATCAATTCCTACTGCTTTATCGGATTTTGGCAGGGATTCATTCGGAATATCAACACATACATGAAGATAGTATCCTGATGGTTCTTTGACTATTTTGGCACTACCCCATTCTATCCAATCATGTCTAGCAAATAAGCTTTTAATTTTGAGTTTACCAAGTTTAGGAAATTGGACAAAGCCATTATCAGATCCGGGTATTCTTTCCGGTTTTAACAGTTTTGACTTACCGCCTGCATGAAGACTTGTAAGCGATCGCACTTTATCCTGCTTACCTTTAAATTTAGGTTTTTGAGTAGGACGTTTAGGGTCGCTGTATGCTTGCCATGCTTTTTTAAGTGTATCCGCCATACCCTCTTTAAATTCAGATGGTATATCAATTACAAATCGTGGAGAATTATCATTTCTAAAATATTTAAATTTCCCAGGTTCTTCAATGTTCCTGTATTCTCTAATTGGACAATAAGGATAGCCACTTTTAGGACGGACAACACCACCACCGACTAATCTGATTTTCTCCCATTTCTCAGTAGTCTTACCCTTCTTATCTGTGGTTTCAACTTTACGCCATTTCCATCGCAGTGGTAGTCCATCGGGGATATTGCGATCGCCTATTTGAGTTCTGTAATACTTCTGTCTATCAGCAAGTTTGAGAGATAGACCTTTATTCCACACCCATTTAATATCTTGCAGCCATTTATCAATAGTCTGTGACTGTGCGAGTGTGGGATAAATTTTAAATTCGATAGTTTTCATGTAGACTTGAAATGTGGGTGTGCTATACCTACTCCTAGTGGTGAATCGGTGCTATCAACACCATCACGCGACTAGGTTTAATATTAAGACTATATCATAATGAGCAATAAACCAGAAAAAGCCCCAATTAGTGAAATAATCCCTATATTGGTTGCTATAAAATCGTGATGAGGCTTATACTTGCTCCGGTGACGCTAAAGTTATATTTTTCAGTGCTTATCATGAGTGACCAAAGAACCGAAGCTCAAAAAAAACTTGATGAAATGTTATTTCGTCTACAACTTGAATCCAAATTATCCGTATTTGCTTGGTTGTATCTAATAGGCGATCGCCCCTCTGAGCTATCCCATCAAGAAATAATAGAATTAGCAATAACAGCTACCTCCGTTAGACTACAAAGACTCGATATTCCTGATAAATTCCCGTTAGGATTAATCTTGATTTGGGGTGATGCCAGTTTAGCAGCTTGTAATATCAACCCGGACAAAAATAGAGTTATGTTATTTACAGCATCCATTGAGGATTACATTCTAAACCAGGACATTTAAGCGATCGCTCCAAAAACTATGCAATATCTAACAATCAAAGAACTACACGTCGTAGAAAAAGAGATAAAATTGTAATACCTGCGAATTACTATTTATGACAGATTTACGACCTGAAAGCCAAAAAAAGATTGATGAGGCTTATCTAGACTATCCTAATCCCGGTGACTTCCCTGAATTTGATGCAGGGAAATATGGAATTACTGAGTTTAAACAGGCGATCGCAAATGCCGAGGTTGGAGCAGTCTTAGGCTCAGGATCTGCTGCTGAGTTCGGAACTAAAATAGACGCTGCAACAATGCCTACGGGCGGGACTGGCAATTTAGGCTGGTTGTCTGCAATTTGGAAATTAATAAGCGATCGTATCCCTGCACTTTCAAACGGGAAAATCCCCGTAGAAGTAGGGAGTTTGAACGTTTCTGTCAGCAATGCTTCTTTAGAAATTGCTAATGATGCAGGTAATCCAATTCCTATTAGTGATGCTGGGGGTAGCATTACTGTAGATGGTACGTTTTGGCAAGCTACACAACCCGTGAGTGCAGCCAGTTTACCTTTACCGACTGGTGCAGCTACAGCAGCTAAACAACCCGCGCTAGGAATAGCCGGAACAGCTAGTACAGACGTAATTACTGTGCAAGGCATTGCGGGAGGTGTTGCTCAACCTGTAACCATTGCCACATTACCAGCATTAGCAACTGGTACAAACACCATAGGGGCTATTAGCAATACTTCCTTCGCTGCTACACAAAGCGGCACTTGGAACGTAGCTAATATCACGGGTACTGTGTCACTACCAACTGGTGCAGCTACATCTGCAAACCAGTCTACTACTAATACTTCACTAGCAAGTATTGACACTAAAACGCCAGCACTAGGACAAGCTTTAGCTAGTGGAAGTACACCTGTTGTGCTACCCTCGGCAATGGTTACTGATTTAAAAGCAGTAAACATTACAGGTACATTACCAGCATTTGCAGCTACTCCTACAGTAAATATTGGTACTGCTCCAAATCTTACATTTACTAATACTAGCTTCACTGCAAATGCAGGTACTAATTTAAATACTTCTGCATTGGCATTAGAAAGTGGCGGTAATCTGGCGGGGATAAATACTAAATTACCTTCAGGCTTGACTGTTAGTAGCACTAGATTGCTGGTAGATGGCAGTGGTGTAACTCAGCCAGTCAGCTTGGCTAGTGTACCCGCAGGACTGGCATACGAAAGCACTGTAACTATTACTCGTGCTGCAAATACCACAGCTTATGTAGCTAATGATGTGTATGGAAATAGTGCTAATGCTGTATTCCAGCTTACTAACATAGGTGCTAGTGGCGGATATGTATTCCTAAACTACTTAGGAATTATCTTCAATATCACAGCCTTACCTAGTGGGATGGGTGCTTTTGCTGTTTATCTTTATTCAGGTTCACCACCGTCTGCTATTGCAGATAACAGCCCATTTAGTATTGCTAGTGGAGATACAGCAAGTATTTTAAATCTAAATGGAATTATTTTAACAGCTTCATTAGCAAGGGGTGGTGGTCGTGTAGTAGCTGAAGCTTTGAATATAAATCAATTATTTAAGTTGGCTACTGGGCAAACTTCTTTGTGGGGGTATCTTGTGACATTAGGTGCTTTCAC